GGTGCTGCTCGAGGAGGGCGACGTCTCGAACCTCTCCGACGCCGCGGCGGTGGCGGACGCGGACCTGCTCGGGACGGAAGTCCTGGCCGGGTTCCAGTTCGACGACGACAACGAGTGCCGGAAGCTCGGCTACCGCGGCTCCAAGCGGTACACGCGCTTGACCATCACGCCGGCGAACAACGCTAGCGCGGCGGTCCTGTCGGCGGTCGCGCTGCTCGGCTACCCGTCGCTCGGCCCGACGGCGAACCCGCCGGCGTAGTGACCTGGGCGGCGGCGCTCTCGGGCGCCGCCGCCCTCCGAACATGACCTACGACACGACGATTCTGCGGCACCCGGACGGCGAGGCGATCCACCTCGACCGGGCGAAGCTACATTGCAGCGTCAACGACACCGACCGCGACGTGCTGTTCCCGGTCTGGATCGCCGGCGCGCGCGAGCAGGTCGAGGCGCGGACGTGTCGGCAACTGCTGCACGCCCGCTACGCGCTGACCCTGCCGGCGTTCCCGTACGGCCTGCAGCGGGTCGGCAACCGCTGGGTCGAGAGCGTCATCGTCCTGCCGCACGTGCCGCTGGTCGATGTCGTGTCGATCACGTACGTCGACGAGGCCGGCGTCGTGCAGACGCTGGACGCGGCCGACTACGTCGTGAGCTCGACCGCCGAGCCCGGCTTCGTGACGCCGGCGGTAGACGTCTCCTGGCCGGCCACGCGGGCGCAGCCGGAGGCGGTGACCGTCACCTACAACACCGGGTACGCCTCGCGCTGCGTGGCGGACAGCGCCGCGGACACGCTGACGGTGACCGGCCCGGTGACGTGGGCGGTCGACGATCCGGTGCGGCTGTCGCTGTCCGGAGGGATGGATGCCGCCCTGCCGGCGCCGCTCGCCGTCGGGACGACCTACTACGTCAAGACGGCCGCGGCGGGCGTCTACACGCTGGCCGCCACGGCTGGCGGGGCGACGATCGACCTGACGACGACCGGCACCGGGACGGCGTTCATCGGCGAGGTGCCGGCCGGGCTGATCAACTGGATGCTGCTCCAGATCGGCGCCCTCATGGAAAACCGGGAGGCCGAATACGGCGAGCGCGGGCTGGCCGGGACCGTTCGTCCGGACTTCATCGACGGCCTGCTCGACCGCTACCGGGTGTGGCTGCCGTGACGAGCGCGCGCCTGTCGCGGCTGGTCTGGGTGCAGCGCCCTGGCGGCGCGCGGGACGCCGTGGGCGGGCGCCTGACGACGTGGACGACCGTGGCCGAGGCATGGGCAGGCATCGAGCCGCTGACCGGCCGGGAGGCGTTCCTGGCGGCGCAGCGGCAGGCGGCGAGCTCGCACCTGGTCACGCTGCGGTTCGCGCGCGCGCTGGCCGGGATCGACGCCTCGTGGCGCGTCGTGTGGGGTCAGCGTTGCGTAGCCGACGCGGCGGCCGACGCGCTGACAGTCTCCGGGCCGGTCTCGTACGAGGTGGGCGACCCGGTCGAGCTGGCGAACTACGGCGGCGCGCTGCCGGCGCCGCTCGCGGCGAACACGACGTATTTCGTGAAGACGGCTGCGGCCGGGGTCTACACGCTCGCCGCGACCGCTGGCGGCAGCACGATCGACCTGACCGACGTCGGGACGGGCCGGCACCTGTTCGCGCCGCGGATCCTCGTGCTCGACGAGCCGCCGCGCAACCTGGGCGAACGCGACCGCATGCTGCAGCTCGTGTGCAGCGAAGGCGTGCGGGAGGAGTGACGTGACGGTCATCTCGAACAAGATCGGGGTCGAGCTGATCGAGGCGCTCGGCCTGCCGCCGCGCACGATCGACTTCCGCCTGGTCGTGCGGGTCAACCGCCCGGTCGAGGTCGTCCTGCGGTTCTACCCGGACGCCGAGAACGTCGACCGCGCGCTGGCCGTGCTGCGCGGCTACGAGGTGAAGGCGCGTACCGATGGCTGAAATTGTCCGCGTCGAGGGCCTGCGCGAGCTGAAGCTGAAGCTCGACCGGCTGCCGGCCGACCTACAGAAGAAGGCGCTGCGCGGCGCGCTGTCGGCGGCGGCGAGGCTGGCGCGGGACGCAGCGCGCGCGGCGGCGCCGATCGGCAAGGGCCCGCGCCGGCGCGGCGGGCGCACGGTCCCGGTCGGCACGCTCAAGCGCTCGGCGATGGTCGCGTTCGACCGGCGGCAGTCCAACGCGACGCAGGCGGTCTACCGCGTCACGTTCCGCCGCGGGAAGAAGCAGCAGAAGGGCAACCGCGACGCGTACTACGCCTCGTGGGTCGAGTTCGGGCATCGCATCGTGCCGCGGAAGCCGAAGGGCGCTTTCTGGCGGCGCAAGAAAGGCATCGTGTCCGCTTTCTCGCTGGGCGGGCGCCGCGTCACCGCGACCGGAACGGTGCCCGGCCGTCGATTCCTGACGAACAGCTTCGCGGCGAACCGCGGGCGCTACCTGCAGACGTTCGAGCGGACGCTGCGCGCCAAGTTCGACGAGGCGGTGCGGTGAGCATTCAGTCCGACATCTACACCGCGCTCGCTGCCGTTGCCGGCGGCCGCGTGTACCCGACCGGCGAGGTGCCCGAGGGCGCGCCGCTGCCGCTCGTCACCTACCGTCGCACGCTGCACGCGCCGATCATGACGCTCGGCGGCTACGAGGGCACGACGAACAGCATCTTCGTATTCGAGTGCTGGGGCGAGACGACCGCGACGGCATCGGCGAAGCAGTCGGCGCTCGACGTCGCGACCGCAGTGATCGCCGCGATCGAGGCGGCCGCCGGCCTCGTGCGCAAGTACCGCACCGACGTCAGCGGGGAGGACTACGATCCGGAGACGCTGGAGACGATGGAACCGGTCAGCTACAGCTTCTGGCACGCATGATGCGACCGGCAACCATCATCCTTCACGAGACGCTTATCCGCCTGTGCAAGGGCATTATCAGCGCGTGGGAGAAGTGGCTGGAGAGCACGAAACAGCAGACGAAGTAATTCACCGTAACGCCGAGCACGCGCGCGGCAACGCCCTGACCGGGCCTCGCTGCGCAATGGCCTCCTCGGAAATTTTCCAAGAGGAGCGCCATCATGGCTTACATCGGCACCAACATGAGCGTCGCGGTTCAGCAGACGCTCGGAGCGGATCTCACGGTCACCGCCGTCACGCTGGCGAATCCCGGCGTCGCGACGTCCACCGCCCACGGCCTGTCGAACGGCGACATCGTCGTTTTCGACGTCACCGACGGCATGATCGAACTCGACGGCCAGGCCGTCCGCGTCGCCAACGTCACGGCGAACACGTTCGAGCTCGAAGGGCTGAACACGTCGTCGTACTCGACGTGGACCGCCGGCGTCGCCAACGAAGTGACAGCGTTCTCGACGCTGTCGTCGGCGCAGAACGTCACGATGCCGAACCCGGCGCCGGCCAAGATCGACACGACGCGCCTGATCGACAAGGCGAAGCAGTACGTCTACGGCCTGCCGGACGCGCCGGACGGGTCGATCTCCGGGCTCTTCTCGCCGGGCACGACGGCCGAGGGCCTGATCATCGCGGCGACGAACGCTAACGCGCGCATCGTGTTCCGCATCAACTGGGCGGGCGGGCCGCGGACGATCTTCTGCGCGAACGTGTCCGGCGGGCAGGGGTTCGAGCTGCAGACGAACGCGGCGGCGACGGCAACGATCAACTTCACGCCGGTCGCGCTCGTCATGCACTACGGCTCGTAGCCCTGACCGCGGAGGAACGGCATGGCGAACGAGCTGATCGCTCGGCTGCGCAAGCAGCGCGAGTTCCGCGTGTCGATCGGGCGGCACGTGTTCATCGGGCTGCGCCCGACCGACGTGGAGGCGATCGCGCTGCACCGCGCGAACGCCGAGTCGTCGGACATCGCAGCCCAGCGGATCGTCGGATGGGAGAAGGTCACCGAGGACGACATCGTCGGCGGCGGCGGCACCGACCCGATCCCGTTCGACCGCGAACTGTGGGCGGCCTGGTGCGCCGACCGGCCCGACTTCTGGGGGCCGATCGCCGAGGCCGCGCTCGATGCGTACAAGCTGCACGCGGAGGCGCTCGATGCTGCCGCAAAAAACTGACGGCCCGACTCGAAGCGCGCGCGCTCGCCGCGACGTCGGGCGCCTTCGATGCCGGCGCGATTACCGGCGATGAGGGACTGATCGTGCGCGCGTGGAACATGATGGGCGGCGAGGTCAACTGGACGGCGTTGCCGGTCCTGATGGCGATGTTCGGCGTCGTCGACCCGGAGACGTTCATCGTGCGCCTGCTTGCGCTGCGCGACTTCAAGCACCGCGAAGCGGCGGCGCGCTGACATGGCCTCTCCTGTCGGCAAACTCCTCGTAGAACTCGCCGCCTCGACGGCGAAGTTCCAGGCCGATCTCGGCAGGGCCGCGGCGTCGGCCGAGGCGAACTCGCGCCGCATCGGCGCGGCGATGTCGTTCGCGAAACGGTCAGTCGGGTTGCTCGCTGGCGCGTTGAGCATCGGCGCGGTGGCCGGCTGGACGCGCGAGATGGTGCGGGCCGCCGAGGACTTGCAAGACCTGTCCGAGGCCACCGGCTCGACCGTCGAATCGCTGTCGAAATTGAGCAACGCCGTCAAGATCGGCGGCGGGAACTTCGACGAGATCAAGGGCGCGCTCGAGCGGCTGTCGGCGGGCATGGCCGGCGCCGAGGAGGGCAGCAGCAAGACGGCCGAGGCGTTGCGCTTCCTCGGCGTCACGGCGACCGATCCGGCGCAGGCGCTGGAGGAGATCGCGAAGAAGTTCGACCAGTTCGCCGACGGCGCCGGGAAGGCGGCGATCGCGAAAGACCTGTTCGGCAAGTCCGGCGTCGCGTTCATCTCCGCGCTGAAGGACATCGCGCAATATGGCGACGTCGCGGCGAGCGTGACCACGGCGCAGGCGGCCGAGGCGAGCCGCCTGGCCGACGCCTACCGCGTGCTCGGTGTCGAGTCCGACCGCGCGAAGCAGGCGATCGCCGGCGCGCTGGTGCCGGCGCTGGCCGATCTCGTCGAGCAGTTCCGCTTCGTGCGCGAGCACTCGACCGGGTTCTTCGACGCGCTCGACCGCTTCGCGAACTTCGCCGGGCCGGTGAACAAGCTGCGCGACATCGGCGCCGAGATTCGCAACGTCCGCAGCGAGCTGGAGCAG